TAGTGTGTATGCTCTGGTTTTAACCTGCGTTGCCCACTTGCTGTCCATCATTTCAATTGCTGCTTGTTCGTAGTTTCCTTCTTCCAAAGCTGCCCACATTTTTGCAAAGCCTCTAAGACGAGGTATGCCGATATTAAAAGCCATATCCAGAAGTACCCGAAGGCGGCAATCATCAAGCCCGACAACAAAAGGAAAACTTCTAACAAGTTCAGACTCAACAATTGCAATGTCATTATTGCAGAGGTAACGTGCTTCTTCTTCGGTAACACCACGGTCAACGAGGTTACGCCCAATGCCAATCGTTTCAATCCCAAGGCTATCCTTGTAAACTTTAAGTTCCATTCCTTCATGTCTAATAAGCTGGTCAACTAATTTTTCCTTATCGTAAGTCATCATTGTCATCTATCCTTGTTCCTGAATAAGCATTTCTTATATTATTTATATCCTGAAAATCAATTGGTGGTAAGTACTCTAGTCGTTCTATTGCATTTAAATCCATATTGTATGGAACATATATATTCCTAAAAGCTGATTCGATAATTTGAGAGTCTTGCTTAGATGGCATAGATTTTCCGTAACGTGATAGTCCATTATAAAATTCTCTTCTATAGTCATCACCAAGTAATACTCTATAATCATCAAGAATAGAGCGAAGCTCTTGGAAGCCTTCTATTCTTGACTTTTGAGAATCAATATAACGTGGTCTAATGTCATCTAAATAATATTGTTCTCTTGATTTAACACCGTCACCATATAATATCTGACCAGTTTCAGTAAGTCCTGGCTTACCAACAGCAAAATCTTTAATAGCCCTGTCAAATAGTTTACCAGAGTTATTAATCTTATTCATTGAATCTCTAAGAACATATGGAATACTTCCTTGAATGTCAATTCTTTGACGTTTAAGACCAGCCAATGCTAAGTTATCTACCTCGCCCTCACTAAAAGACACAATACCATTTTTAATTGGAGGTAAATCATATTCCCCTCTCATAGATTTTGACTTTTCATACTGCGCTCGCTTTTGTAAAAAGTCCATAGTTCCTGGTTTAAGTACTTGTGCCAATGGTGTTAAGTATTGCATAAGCTGTGCAGTAATTTCTGGTTCTTGCGGTTGGTACGACACACCTTTTATTTGTGAGTATGTATCAAGCAACGCATCAGTAATCATAGATGGTCCTAAAAAAGGTGCAGCAACTTGCTCAAGCATATTGATTGCGCCTTTATCAATTTTTGTTTCATCTGTATCGTTACTAAGTACCATGCCGTGAGCAAGCTTTGCGCCCTGACGAACAAAGTTAAATGGGTCAATCCTACCCATCCAGAATACATCAGTACCTTTACTGCCACGTTCATCTTTAGCAATAGGACTTAAATAAATTTTATCTCCTCTATAATTCCAAGGCTCAACAATAGTATTTAATCTTTCATTTTGTTCTTCTGTAATACCATTAACGTGCATTGAATATTTTTCAAATATAGTAGGAGCAGTACCAGCTATAGTTAAACCAGCTAGGCGTTTTGCGCCCTGTTTAAATAACTCATCGTCACCGCTAGTAATATCATCTAGTGTGTACTTAACTAAGTTTTTAGTAATACGAGTCATCTCTGCAGGAAAAGACATAAAGTCACCAACTGCTGCACCACGCAAACTTTTAATAGCATTAGGTACAAGACCATAGTTAGGCATTAAGTCCTGTGTTCTTTGTGCTGCTTCTCTTTCAAGCTCATCAATAACTTTAGGGTCTTTTAAATTTTTATTTTTATACTTAGATGTTTTCTTTAAATAATCAATAGTATTTTCAAAGTGAGCAATTTTAAATATGTCGTCCTCTGCTTGGTACACATCAGCTGCTTTTCTTATATAATACTTTGGATTAAAGAAACGCCCTTTAGTTTTAAGAAAGTCGTCTGTATTATTAGCAATTAAGTTAAGACGATTACGTAATACGTTAACACCAACACCGCTATTTGCTACATTAAGCTCTACAAGTCTTCCATATCTTTTAGAAAGTTCTTTATTAGATAAACCAGTTAATCTACCAGCAGATGTTTTAATAGCGCCTGCCATATTAGCACCTGGAACAAACATACCATTAGCAGCCATAAGAATTTGGTTACCCATCATATTAACAAAGTGGGTAGGCACACTAAGAATAGTCTTTGTTAATTGCGTAGCGCCTTTAACCATAAGAAAAGCTTTAAAGAATCCATCTATTTTTGATGGGTCCATTTGTTCAAAGCCTTGTTCTAAAAACTTTTTATATTCAGGACTAAAATAAACTTTATCAAGTGGGTTTACAAACTCTTTAGAGCCTACAACATCTTTACCAAAGATTAACTTGGCTCTGTCTCTTGCAGCCTCTCCAAGTTCAACCATGCCTGCTTCTCTGCCTTTAAGACGCTTACCACCAATAGACATTACATGGTCAGCAACGCCTTGAATAAATTCTTTTTCTGCCTGTATTTCAGATAGCTTACTAATAGTAGTGAGATAATTATATACTGGGTCTTTTTCTTCACCCAATAAAGTTCTTAATGCCTCTTGTTTTAGATTACGTTCTTTACCTACTTTCGTAGCATTAATTTTATTAGACTGTACAATCAAACCATCAAGAGGGTCTACTTTATTTTTTAAAAATCCTTTAGCTTCACTTGTCTTATTAAACAAGTCATCAATTATACCAACGGCTTCATCTTTAGAAATAGATGTACCATCAGCATTTTTAATTGTTTTTTGTAGAGAATCAATTGCAGCAGTAATTGTGCCTTCTTCATCTTTACCAGTTCTTATATATTTATTTAACTGCGCTCTTCTTTTTGCTCTATACAAAGGACTGTTATATGTTTTATAAGAACGTGTTAAATATACATCACCGCTTTCTGTGATTGTGTCTGCTAATTTTCCAGCTACTCTTGCTTCTCCTTCTGCACCAGAAGTAATTGATTTTTGCATAGCCTTTCTATTGCTAATCATTTCTTTTACTATATTAGCTGTTTCTCCTTTTAACGAAGTTATAGGAGTTTCGCCAAGCAGTACAGAGTTAGCAAGTTCTCTGGCTTCAACAGGATTAGAGTATTCTTTATTAATTGTGGCAATAAGATTTTTAGCTAATCCCTCATGTCTAATTACATCAGCTTCAACTTTTTTATCTCTAATAAGTCTTAGCTCGCGCATAGTTGCATCAGTGCCACGGTCTGCAGTCATGTTAAATTTAAAAGATGCTGGAATGTTTCTAATTCTTTCTGGAAGAAAATCTGCTACAGGAGCAACAGCCTTCCCAGTAATAGAAGATACACCTTTAAGAACAGACCCTGCTCCTTTAGCTCCATACTTAGTAGCATATGCCGCACCAATTACAGCAGGTTTAAGTACCGCTCCAGCTAAAGCACCAGTAGCAACGCCACCAGATACGTTATTAATAAGCTGTTGAACTTTTTGTTCTAAGTAAGTATCGTCAGGATTTACTGCATAAGCACTAAGAATATCTTCTGATTCTGGTGAAAAAGAAATAATGGCATTAACAATATTGTCTTCAGGTCTTTCTACAATAGTAGCCCCTACTGTGTATACTGCACCTTTACCTGCCAAGCTTGTGCCTGTTAATAGTGCTTTGTTTAAAGCATTTGATTTAGATGCTCTACCTAAATTAACAGCAGCCTTACGTGTAAGAGAGCGAACACCAGGAGATAAAGCTTTAGACGTAGCTAATACACCACGACCAGCTTTCATTGCTAAAGTTCCTGGAACTATATAAGCACCAATAGTTCCTATTAAATCTTCTGCAGTTCCTTGCATTGTTTCCCCGTGATACGGGTCAAGAAACTCTGCTAAACCATCAACAACTGACTTAGGTAATTCTTGTTGTACTTCGTCTGCTAGATTAGAAATATAATTAGTAACATCTTCTGGAAGAATAGCCTTGCCTAATTCTTTAGCACCACGATAAACTTCACCTACTGCTCTACCAGTAGTACGATATGCTGAACCTAATGTACCTTCAATTGTTTCATCAGGCACATAACCAATGTCCCCTTCGCCAATATCAAAAGCACCTGCCCTAAATTCTGTTTCACCTTCTGCTACTCTTTGTTCGTATTCTTTAGCAGTTGTTAGAAACTCTTCTGGGTCAACACCCCTTTCAGATATAAAGGCATTAACATCTTTCCTTGTTTTAAAGGAAGGCATATTTTCTGAAACATCTCTATAAAGATTTTGAAATGTTTTTGTTTGAACACTTAATACCATTATTATCCTTTACAATAATAAAAAAGATTAACTTTATTCAGGCAACTTACCAACCTGTGTTGTTACATTTACATCAGAAGCAAGCGGTTTTTTATTTGTATCAGCTGGAGTACCTGTAGTATCTACATCAATACTAGGTCCTTGTTCAATAACTATACCTCTTTCATCTAATACAGTTTGTATTTCATTAAGTAGTGCTTGTTCTATATCACCACTTCCTGTTGCAATTTCTCCTCTTCTTGCCATATCGCCTACTCTTCTGTATGCTTCACTATATGCGTTACTTAAAGTAGCTGCATCAGGACCCATATTAGTATAATCTATATATCCTAATTGGTCAGCATATCTTTTCATAATATTAGTATAGCTTGGAGCAGAAAATCCTGTATAGTCTTTAGCAAACTTAGCTTCAAGACCAAGCAATGCCATTAAGTCTTGTGTTGCTCTATCACGCATTTTTTCTTCTGGCGTATCTTGAGCAGCAACACCAAGAGCCGTAGGTATTGTTTCTCCTAACGCTCCACTAACAACAGACAAGGTGCTTTCACCCACCTGTGGCTGTCTACCTAAAGCAGCACCTAGTTGTGCTAACACACCAGCATATTGTAGCTTTCTATTTCTTTCTTCTTTTTCTCTTTGTTTTGCTACTTCTTCTGGTGAATACCTACTGGTAATAATATTAGCTAAAGCAGATTGAAGTCCTTTTCTTGTTGTAAGGTCTTGTCCTTCAAGATTTAAACCAAGTGCTTCTACAATACCAGAGTAGTCTACGTTATTATTATCAGAGCCTACAGCATTCATATCATCCGCATAGTTTTTAACCTGACCACCTTGATTAAGATAGCTATAGTCTGCATACCTTGACAAGCCTTCATTTAATCTCTTACGTTCTGTCTCAACAGTAATTGGACGAGAATCCTGACCTGCGCTTTGTGCTGAATTTAAAGCATTAAGAACCATAGCTAGTCCTTTTACTTTACCCATCATTGCATCTTTAGCATTAGCTTGTGCTTCCAGTTGTGTTTCCATTTCTGGTTTTGTAGGAACATCAAACTTAGCACGAGGACCATACTCACTTCCACCTGCTTGAATACGCCGCCTCTCATCTTGATACATTCTTCTTGTGGGAGGACCAAACACACTACCGCCAGGAGCATAACCCATTTGTTTTACAACTTCTGGCTTTTCTTTAGCTAAAGCTGCAAGTCCTTTATTGGGATATTTTTTAATTTCACCGCCTTCTTCAAATGCTCCCATTGCTGAACCACCCATATAAATAGAAGCGCCTGTTGCAGCAGCACTAGCTAATTGTTGAAATGGGCTTTGCTTTTGAATATATTGTGTTTGTCTAAGTGGTGTTTGATAAATAAGATTACTATAGAAACCAAGCTTTTTATATGGGTCTTCAATTCTACGCATAAACTCTTCGTATTCAAAATCTCTTTTAGCTTGTTCAAGACCGCGCTGTGTTTGACCAACCTGACCAGCTAGTCTTGCTTGGTCTAATCTTTGTTGATATTCTTGTTGACCAAACCCAAGTCTTTGTGCCGCTAAACCCGATAGACCTTCTGCAGCTTGAAACTGTCTTCCTCTTTCTGATGCAAGTCTATTATAAGCATCTTGAAAAGCTGCTGAATAAGTACGACCAGTTACATCGGCAGCACCCTGTCTACCAGTTTCATAAATGTCACCTTCAAGAAGACCAAGGCGAGAACCAAAACCAGCACCACCAGCAGCAGCCGTACCTCTTGTCTTCATAAGTTGTTCTTGTTGTTGTCTTTCAATTTCTCTTAGTTGTGGTGCAAGAACCTGTTCTAGGTATGGGTCCATAGCCCCAGTAATTTCTTCACCACTTATTGCTTCAGCACCTGCGCGAGTATAATCAGCAGCTTCTTCTGTTCCAACAATAGCTGTATTATATATTTCGCTTACGTCCTCACGGGACATAGACATTAATCTTTCAAAGGCTTCTGTCTCTTCTGGAGTAAAGTCTTCTATACGTTTGCCAGTATAAGCCTCAAAGTCTTTAAGAGAAAGCTCCTTGCCCTGCTTATGAATATCTGTAACAGCAGCTTTAATGGCAGGGTCAATACCGCCACCTACTTCTTTAGTTTTACTCTTAAATAGTCCACCTAAGAAAAAATTTTCAGTTGTCATTATACTTCTCTCAATCTTTTGTTTGCTTCAGCCTTCCCATCAATTTCAGTTGGTAGACTTGTTTTACCAGTTTTAAGTTTTCTAATATCTTTTCTGACCTGTGTTAAAAATTCAGAACCTTTATTTGTATCTCCATCTCCATACTTAGCTACATCTTGTTTGTCTACAACAAACTCACCATTACTAAGATTTGCATAGTCTAAGTCTGGGTCACCTACAACTTCAAATGTTATATCGTCTTCCATGCCATCTGTATCACTTACATTAACCAACCCAGAAAATGTACCATTATTATTACTTGAGTTAGAAAAAATATCATATAATATTTTAGCACCAGCAATAGTATTACCATTACCAAAGTTAGCTACATCGTGGGCAGAGAACACATAAGAGCCAGCCTCTACTGGTTTATCTTGAATGTTCTTTGGTGTAGGAACCTCTTCTTTTTCACCCTTAACTTGATTGCCTTCTTTAGCAGACATGCCAAGCATAAGCTGTGGAACTGGTGGTACAGCTTGCATAGACATTTTGTCTAATCTTTGGGCAGCCATAAGCGGTATTAAGTCTTGTAAACGAAAGGCTTTCTTCATACCAGAAGAATCTTCAGCAAGTCCCATGCCTTTTAATTCTAGTAATTTGTTTAGCCCTTCATACATTTATATATTATACTCCAAAATGTTAAAATATACCAGTGTATTAATTAAAATCTACCCAGCCTGTGCCTGTAATATATCCCCTAAACTTAGAAGAACTAACAGAAAAAGCCACATCACCATTTCTAGGTCTACCTATTGTACTTACTGTAGTAACAGCATATATATTTGTAGAAGGAGAAGTTCTTGTTTGCGTGTCCTCACCCTCTATTTCTTTTATTAATTCATTGGCCCAGCTAGTAATTGTGTTCTGTAATTGGGATACTGTAGATACTTCATATCTAGGAAAACTAGGATAATTAGCCATTATCTTTCTCCATCAGGTTGCAAAGCAAATCTTACTTTACCCCAACGCCACATACCAGAATTAGTTCCTGATACTTTAACTGTAGCTTGTCTACCTCTAGCTCTAAAATTTACTTTATTTGTATTAGCAGTAATAGTAAATGGTCCTTTTTGTGTCAGTGTACCATTAGGATAGTTTCTAACATTTACGTAAAACTCAATATTCTCACCAGGGTCAAATTCATAATCAGGAATAATCTTATCTGCAAACATTAACTGCTTACCTTTATCTAGGTCAAAAGCACCTGATTCTAAATAAGAAGATAACGGCTTACTATCTCCCGTATATACATCAGATGGTTCATTGTCCCACACATAACTATTAGCTGTTGCAGAAGTTTTGCCTACCATCAAAGTATTTGTATATACAGTTTTATCTTCAAATACTGTAACAATACCATCAGCAAATAATTTACCGTATACCCAAGTATTTTCTTCAATATTATATATAACATATCCATTAGGTTCGTTAGAATCATTCATTGGATATAACCATATAATTTCTTTAAACTCTGAATTAATACCAGCATAAACTTTTTCTTGCTGGGTATGATTAAAGTTATCAAAAACATATCTTCTAATTGTACACGGCATTGTACGTACACGCCCGTCATACATATAAAAATTACTTTCGCCCATCCAATAAGAAATGCCATCATAGTCTATGGCTGCATGAGGACCAATCAAACCACAATTAGTACCAGCCATATTAAAAGCAAAAATAAAAGGAGGGCCAACAAATGTTTGGGTGTACATTGCTTTATCCGTCCAAATATTAATTGAGTTTCTTGAGCGTTGTACTCCAATAATACGAGAACCTTCTGTAAGCAACGTATCACCTGCAGTATTTAAATCACTTGGTGCCCATGCAGATACATCAGCTATACCAAAGTTTTCTTGGTCAGACCAACGCACAAGCATTGGATTAACTCCACTACCTTCTGCTTCACCATATGGCCTAGCCCCATAACAAATAACATGTCTATCATTTGGAGACACAACAAATGTAGTAGCAGTAGGAGCAGCAGTTACAACTACAGCACGTTGCGGTGTTGTAGATGCTTGTGTTTCAAGATAATATAATCTATCAAATCTACGCAATGCTAATAAATCTTCGCCATAAATATCAAGTGTCCACTGGTTAGGCAAGAAAATAATATTAGAAGATTCAGCAGCATCATTCCATCCTCTTGCTCCAGACACAGATACACCAGCATTATACACACCAGCACCATAACCAAGTCCTTGAATAGCATTAGTTTCTTCTGTATTCATAAGAAAACTAATAAGACCAGTTGTGCCTTGGTCTGCTGAAGCACTGCTTGCTGTTGTTCCTGCATCAATATAAAAATGATTAACACCGCTAACAGATACAATAGTGGTTACACCATTAATATCTAAGCTACCACCAAGTGTGTCCACCCCTGTAAACTGCACTCTATCTGTTGCGCTTGTATTGTGGTTAGTCACGCTTACTTTAACAAGCGTTGAATCAGTAAATGTTTCAAAATTACCAGATACACTTACAGCTGTAGTAATAGGCGATACATCATATTGTGTTTCGTTTTGAATAACATATAAATGTGAGTTAGTACCAATTGCTTGATATGGTCTAGTATTATTGTCAGTCCAAGATATTAAATCTCTTGCTGTTCCACCAACAATATCAGTAGAAAACTTTTCATATCCACGAATATTTTCTGGCTTGCCTTCTCTAAACCGTACACGATTACCATCATACCATTTACCTTCTTCAGAGTATTTAGTAGACTCTCTACTAAACCCTGGCTGAAAGTCCAAGTCAAAAAATTGTGTATCAGTTGAAGACATTTATTTACTTCTCATCAATTAAAAGATTGTTATTTTGTGCAGCTATTTCATAAACCTCTTGGTGTTGTTTAACCATAACATTTCTAAAGCTTTCAACAGCAGCAGCTGTGCCTCTATTTGCATTTGTATTAGCAACCATTAGCAATGGAATAAAAGTTACAGCACATCCCCACTCTTCTATATCTTTTCCTCCCTGTGGATTTTTACCTGCTAACTTTGTAAACCACGCACAGTCTAATTGTTTACATTCTTCAAAGTTGCTAATAGGGCAACCATGTTTTCTTTTTAATTCCATTTTAATCCTTTTGTGCAATAATAAAGTTTACATATTTAACATCTAAATTAAGTGTACCAGCGGCACTAACAACATGGTTATGAGAACCTATGCCAGATAAACTATGGGTGTGTCCTAGGCCACCGCCCGTATTAGAGGCTGTCCATGTAGGTTGTGGTGATAAACTCAAAGCGCCTCCATCTGCTGTAGGAGGGCTAGTTGTCCTGCTAGTATCTGTAAGACCTAATACAAAGTTAGTTGAAATAGTGTGACTGTGAGCAGGCATTTGGTCAACCGTTATTGCAGTTGACCCAGTACTACCAGTAAGAGTAGCATTAGCTGTATTACCTACAACAGAAACTGTTCGTGATGCAAATACAGTAGAAAAAGCTGTAGAGCCACCTACTGCAGTAGTATAAGTATCTGGAGATACAATGCGAAGACCTACATCATTATAATCAGAAGCAGATACAGCAGTCCAGCCTACAGGAGCAGTGGCTTGTTGGAATAACATACGAGTACCAGAATCAAAACTGCCATCAGTAAACTTATCAAATGAAACACCATCACCAGCAATAATCATTGACTTTCCAGAACCAGGTGCAGTAACTAAAGTGCCGCCAGCTGGTTTAATCAAAAGGTTAAAGTCGCCGCTAGTATCATTGTGTATAAAATAAATTTTTTCTTGGGCAGGAACAGTTACAGTAGTATCTGCATTTAATGCACCAGTAAATTTAAGACCAAAGTTACGAGACTGGTCAGTTGTTCCATTATTAGCCGTAAGAGTTACAGAGGAAGCAGCAGATACGTCAATTGACTCATACCCTGCAACTGCTTCATCTACAAGGTCAATTACGTTTTGGTTAAGCCTCTGCCCCCAAGTGTTAGCATTCTCGCCATCTCCTTGTTGTTCCAGCCTAATTCTTGAAGTATATGTGCTTGCCATGTTTTTATCCCTATTAAATTAATATCCCTATATTATACACTATTCCCCTGATTTACCCAATAGTTTTTGAACAGTGCTAGTTTCATAGATTCGTAGTAGTACCCAGACTAAAGAAGCAAGAGCCGTAGCTTCTGGCAGCCAAGAAAAATATGCGCCTAGTGTTACACCACCAGCAGTAATATCAAGTATTTGTTTTGTGTCTTCAGTCATTATTTTATCCTTATTTAAAAAGTTATTTTAATATATGTCATTGTGTCGTTTAATACTTGTCTTTCTACTTGTTGAAGCAACGCTCCAGATTCAATAGCTCTATCTAACATGTTATCTATAAAACCAGAAGTAATAATCTCACCCGACCAACCTAAAAAACCATCTTGTTGTATTCTAGATGTAAAGGCATTCCAATATCCATTTGGTTCATATAACCAGCTTCTACTATTATTTAACCTTCCATATAAAACAATAGGAATATAATAGTAGTTACTATCTCTTTTGTCATTCTCTCCAATTAATAAAGCAATGTTGTTATCATTATATTTACCTAAATATTTATGTTCAGAATTTTCTAAAATATTATTAAATAAACCAATTAAATTTTCTCTATTATATGGAGTAGAGTTATTTAAAACTTGATATAAAAACTCTTCGCTTTGGTTATACATATCCAAAAAAACATTATTATCTATTATATCTTGTTTTATAATTTGATAAGTCATATTAATCTTTCTTTATCTTGTGTAATGCTTTTCTAAATTTATCATAACGACCTTGAGTCATTGTAGCAAATTTATTAATAGTTTGTTTATACTTTTCATTTAAACCTTCTGTATACTTATTAATTTCATCAAAAGGATACGAAAATCTTTCTGACATATTTATATAACCTTTTAATATAATGCCTACATAATTTAATGCACAAGCATCTTCAGCCAATATACCATAGGTATTACAGTCTCTAGCACTTAAACATTCTTCCATAAGCATATCATTTCTATGATTCATATACCTAGGCATATATAGTTTTTTCTTATCTGCAAATATCCCAACATCTGTTTTAGGAACATCACTCCACATATTTGGATTAATTATAAATACAGACATATCTACTATATTTGGGTTTATAGGTTTTCCTAATTTAGTTTCATATGACGCATGTAATCTAAGATGGTCATAAAAAACATAAAACCTACTAAGAGCCATATGATAATTGTTTAATCTTTCTTTTGACGGTAAATCTCCTTCTTTTACTTTTAATACAACACCACTCTTTACTACAAGAGAAGTATCATTAATATTTTTTAAAGCTAGGCCTATTTTACTATCTTCTACTGGAACTACTTTGTATGTCCAGTCTGGCATATTAGCCTTAATAGAATTTACTGTGAGTGGTGTAAGGTCATTCTCTTCATAAATAACCACATTATTTATTTGCATTTACAAACTCACTACAATAATTAAAAAAATTATCTATTCTTTTCTGTGGGTTACTACTGTAATATGGAACTAATCCAGAATACTCACATGATAGAATAGATTTAAGTTTATCTTGACTATATCCTTTGTCTGTTTTAATAGCACTATATATAGACGAATATGTCCTTATTGTATCATCTTTATCGAAGATATGCAATATCTTATCTTTTGCTAAAGCGGCTATACCCATTTCAGAATTAGTACAACAGCCTACAATCTTAGCCTTATCTAGAACTTCGTGTCCAGAAATTTTTTTATCAATAATAACATCGCTACCAAACTCTCTACGAAGATAAGACTCAAGCCCTGATGCAGATATAGGGTGCATCTTTAATTTAGCCCCTTGTTTAACTGCTCTATGTACTTTGTCTATATCTACAGCCTTATTAAATATATTAGTTCCTGGAAGGAATATAACAAATTTATTATCAGGTATAGTTTTTTTCTTTAAACTATATTTATCTGTAGCATTTTCTTTTATCTTTTCAAACAGCCAAAGCCCCTCTGTTGTAATAGGACTACTTGCAGCTTTTTCCATAATATTAAAATTATGGTATTTATTAGCAGGGCGTATATACATAAAGTTAGCCATACTATCTGTATATACAAATCCTTTAATAGTCTTGCCGCCTACATCATACCATAAGTCATACTCAATATTAGTATTTCCTGGTCCTCGTTCTGGTAAAAGATTAAGTAAATTTTCTACTTCTTTATTTTTTCTAGAACGTAAAACATTTCCTGATTTAAAGAAGTGAGCAGCAGCATCACCTAGTACTTCATTATCAGCCATTTTCATTAAGGGCATTTTTTAAGTCCTCTATTTTTTCCTCTAGCTCCTCAATCTTTTCCTCTGTGTCTCTAAAATAATCTAATACAATTTCTAAAGTTATTTCAAGTTTTTTATTTAATCTTTTAATTTCGTCTTCTAAACTTCCGTCCATTTTTCACCATCCCAGTATCTTTCTGTTGTATCATTTATAGAACCAACTTCTGTTTCTTGATTTGTAGCTGTCAATCGTTCGTAAACAATAACACTTGAAGTTTCAAAAATTGTTTCTCTAGCTGTATTATACACTGTATCAAATACTGTTGTCAAGGAAGTATTTGTAACTTTTGTAGTATTAAACAAAGTATCAAATACAGTAAGCCTTGAGGTTTCTGTTTGAAGTGATGTTGCTCCTGTGGTTTCAAAAGTTGTAATAGTTCCAAATACAGTTACATTATTAGTTGAGGTTGCAAGAGAAGTACTGCCTGTAGTTTCATATATAGTTGTTCGGCTTGTCTCTGTATCTATTGATGTAGAAAGAGCAGTTTCAAATGTAGTAGTTCTGCTTGTATCTGTAATTAAGTTAGTTTCATAAGCTGTTTCGTAGGCTGTAACTGTATCAAAAACAGTAATAGTATCATATACAGTTGTCCTGCTTGTAGCTACAGTTATGTCAGTTTCTGCTGTAGTTTCAAATACAGTAGTCGTGTCAAATGTAGTTGTACGGCTAGTATCAAATACTGTATCAAATGTTGTAGTAGTATCAAATGTTGTAGTAGTATTAAATATAGTAGTAGTACTAAATGTAGTAGTAGTAGCTCTACTTGTAGCAAATGTAGTAGTTCTAGACGTAGCTGCTTCGTACCTACGAGCTACTTCATAAAAAAGTGCGCCTTTAAAATTAAGTCTTAATTGACCACACAAATATCTATAAGGACTTGCATAATATGTTAACCCAGGGCTTCCTGCACCCGCACCGCCGCTTGTTATAACTGCGTCAGCCCAAATTATAGTTCCAGCGCCACTCCAATAGTACGCAGGCGAAGCTGTTGAGAAAAAGTAAGCACTATAACCACCTGCAGTAGTATAAGTAGTTGTTCGGCTAGTATTAAATGTAGTTGTTGTAGAACGAGAGGTAGTAGTAGCACGGCTTGTAGAAGTAGCACGGCTTGTAGAAGTAGCCCTAGATGTACTTAATACTGTTGCAAATGTTGTAGTATTACTTGTTTCGGTTAACTGGTTTGTATCAAATGTAGTATCAAAAAGTGTAACAGTATCAAAAATAGTTTCTCTACTTGTAGAGGCTATGATTGATGTATCAGTAGTTCTTGATGTAAGAATAACTGTATCAAACACAGTAGTCGTGTCAAATGTAGTTGTGCGGCTAGTATCAAACACTGTGTCAAATACTGTTGTTGTGCTAAACGTAGTTGTTGGAGAAGTTTCAAACGTAGTATCAAATACAGTGGTTGTATCAAACACAGTAGTTCTTGATGTGTCTGTTATAGCTGTTGTTTCAAATGTAGTGTCAAAGGTTGTAGTAGTATCAAAAGTAGTTGTTCTATTTGTAGACTGTGCTGTATCATAAATAGTATTTGTTTCAAATACAGTAACTCTGTCTGTTACACCTGTTGTTTCAAATGTAGTAGTGCGGTTAGTGTCTGCTGCTCTAAATGTTTCGTAATTAGCTTCAAAAACAGTGCTAACTACGCCTCCATTATTTACAAAGGCATAGTTTACTTCAAATATAGTTCCTTGGTTTTCTGTAATAAAAAGCCGACTAACGTCCTTAACTGTGGAGCCGTCACTAATCTTAATGTTCTTTGCCATTATTAGACTCCTTTAAGATACTACGTACCAAATATATCCTTCAGGTTTTCCTCCACTTGTAGTTGGTGCAGTAAGGGTTACTTTCCATAAATCGTTAGTAAGAGATGTTAGCTGTCTTGGAATAATAGCACTAACTTCTGCTATCCTTGTTTCTAATGTTGCAGATAATGCAGCAATTAAGCTTGTATTTGCCGCAATAGAAGAATTGGCTACTACAATTGCAGAAGCATTAGCATCAATAGAAGACTGTAAAGAAGAGCTTACCCCAGCAATTCTTGTTTCAAGTGTTGCTGATGTTCCTACGCTAGCAGCGGCACTTACTACAATACCTGTTAAATTTGAACCATCACCATAATAAGTTGTGGCAGAAACAACAGAAGCTTCTATAGAATCTACAGTAATTCTTGTAGCACCAATTGTGCCAGTTGTATTAAGGTTGCTTACAGAAAGTTCACCAGCAGCTATAACTCCAGTAACATTTAATGAGCCTCCTACAGATACATTACCATTAGAAGCTACTTTATTATTGGAAAGTTTAAGAGCAGTATTATTACCAGCCCCATCTTCAATAAATCTTACTACGCTATCAATACCAGTGTTATCAACACTTGTCTTAACTTTCAATAACTCTTTATAAGTATTTGATATTTTTTTACCTGTTAAGTCTGTCATTATATTTGGTTCCAGTTCTTGCTAGTTTCTTCCCAAGTTTCTCCATCTTCCCAATTAATATTTCTGTCAGCATTGCTAGGAGGACGGGCATTTCTTACAATTTCTTCTTGATAAATATAAGGTGTTCTATTTTGTGGATGGTTCTTTAAATCATACCCACCATCAAAATCGTTTGGACAAACTAAAAGATTATAGCTATTTTTTTTCATTTGACGCATTGGATACCTAAATCCACAAACGTCACATATAGCTAAAGCAGTTTTAGTTGACATTAAACGTACCTCAATCTAGGCCGCATATAAATACTTGCACGTTCTTTATCTTCTTCTTGCGCACGAAGCAGACGCTCTTCATACTCTTGCTTTAACATTTGAATACGCCCTGCATCTACACCAGGTCTTTTCATTGACATGAAGTAAGCAGTCCCTGCAGTTAGGCAAGGCAAGAATCTACGTGACACATCAGCAGTCTGGCTTGAGCGAGACACATCCTGAATGTAACGCACTACTTCAAACTTTATTGTGTCTGTACTATTTTCTGGAATAGGCCATAGATACACAGTAGCAGTATCTCTACCACGGCGTACAGCAAACTGTGTAGGTCTACCAGTCTGTCCTTTGCGTGGAACTTTCATATACTCTTCCATGCTGATACGCTCAAGCTGTATGTCAGTACCACTACGATTAACTACTGCTTCAAGTACATCAATGTTTTCTGCATCAAGCGTATAAGATGTAACGCTGGTAGTGACAGTAACTGCCGTAGTTCCAATAGTCCACAATTGAATACCACGGTTCTGCCAGTCCTGTAGTAGTAGGTTGATTGAACGTCTAGCAGAACGAGGCTCTTCACCTAGAGTTGCTTCACCGCCAATCATCTCCATAGCTTCTTGGATTACTTCATCAATATCCATTGAGAAACTATATGTACCTGATGTTGCCATTACGGTCTCCTTGCTTTTTTCTTGCGACCAGCGCAGTGAGCCTTTTGACTAAAACCTCTTGGATTTGTACAGTCAATAGACTTTTTACGTTTTGTGGACCACCTCCTTTTCTGTGGGGGACGGCTCACTTGCTTGCTGGTCATACTTCTATTAATTGCCATTATGCTATCTCTATATAACCAAATACTCCTAATACACCAATCAATCCTAATGCTAACCCTATTCCTATTTTAATTAGAATCTCTTGTATATGTTGTGCCTTTATCTGTGCTTGTCGTTTTTGTTCAGCTATCGCTGCCTTTTCTTCCTGTATTCTCTTGGCTCTTTCATTTACAATCTGTTGCCAAGTACCGTTTCCAAACCGCATATCTATTAACATAGACATTTCATACAACTGTTCTTGTGCCAGCTTTGCATCTATTATATCAGATGCTACTGACTTATGCGAGGCAATAATTCCCTTACTTGAGAATCTTTCTTTCTGAATTTGCTGCTCACCTGCAAACAATCCATCAATCGCCCCTGCAATTTCGCCTATATCTCTAACAGTTTCTATATTAGACTTGATAAATTCTACAGACTGTTTAACAAGTGCTATACCTGTTAGCACCGTAGTTATAGGCTCCATTCTTTTCCTCTCTCTCTAAAAAGAAACTTACCACTTAACTTTATGACTCCAATATTTTGCACTTAGTTTTGTAGTGGGCTTACCCTGCGCATTGTGCCTAGCATAGTAAGACTTCTTACGTGCCTTATCTTTAGCTGTTGTAGGAGCCTTCCCTGCTCCTTTAACACCCTGTTGCCCAAACCGTACCAGCTTTACCTTATTTCCTTCTTTAGCTAGTACCGCATGGCTTTTAGTTTTGTGTCCTGGTGTGCGTTTAGGTTTATTGTAACCAGCAAACTTTTCACCTCTATAATCTATTGCCATTACTTCTTCCTATACTTACGTGTTTTCTTTGCTACAGCTTTAGGCTGCTTAACAAATTGTTTTCCCTGTTTAGTTCCTTTTCTTTTTGCTGCCGTTGTTGCCGCATACTCTGACGATGAGAGTGCCTTAATAGCCTTTTCTGGTAAGTAGCGTTCACCTGTCTCTGAAGACTTCTTCCCACTCTTAGTTCTCCACTTCTGCTTTGTCCAAGACTTGAGAGACTTCTGTGATTTCTTCAGTGCCATTAGCTTTTGTATCCTCCACCTTTAGCTTTGTATTCTTTAGCCAACAGCTGCGCCTTTCTTGCTGACCACTGACCTGGGTTACCGCCTCGACTACCTGATTTAATTTGCTCGAACAGCCGTTTACGTAACGTGGGCTTGGTATAGTTACCAGCTTCATTAACCTTGCTTTTTCCTTTTACGCTCTGCCCCTTTGACTTTGCCTTTGTTGATGGACGCATAGAAGACCTGCTTCCCTTTTTTCTTACCATAAGTTTTCTCCATAGCCTTGGATATTTTCTTACCCTTTTTAGTTAGAGGCATTACCGTTTCCTTGCTTTACCAAAACCTTTACCAGTAGGTCTTCCACAGATAGAGCCTCCTTTGGCTTTACTTGTTGTGTTTTTTTCATCTGGAAAATATCTATCTAAAAAGTCTTGAGAAGAAACTTTTTTTAAAACTTCTTTTGTTTTTTCCTTATCTTCTTTTGTTAATACCCTATCTTCAGGCAATACTCGTTTTTTATCAGCCATTTTAATATTTTCCTTTCACGCTACCACCACGCATCATGGCTTTACCATAACCACGAGTAGCTGCACCACATCCGCGAGGTTTGCTCCCAACTCTACTTCCTGTTTTAAAAGACTCTGATTTTTTTCTGGTTTGTGCATAATTACCAGTTTTCATTTCTCTATTAGTAGTAGTTCTATATGGATTTTTTCTATCTGCTCCATCATCAGGAATAATAATTTGTTGTCCTACTTTAATCTTATCTACATTTTTAATATTGTTAGCTTCTTTTAATTTTCTAACTGTAGTATTGTTTTTCTTTGCAATTTCAGAAAGTGTGTCTCCTGCTTTAACAGTATATTTTTTTGCACCTCTTTCATTTGAAGTAAGAACTTCACGGCCTTTCTTAGGCTGTTCTGTAATAGGAACTTCTCTTCTTGAAGGTGCTTCTTTACTAGATACAGCAGAATTTTCTTTATCAATACCAGATAATCCTGCGGCAGCTGCACCAATACCAATAGCACCTGTTCTAATAGCATTCGCTGTTTTAATATCTTTAGGCTTAAGACCAGAAACTTGTCCTTGTTTATTTCTTACTGCTTGCCCAGTTCGTCTTCCTTTTTGGGTAGCGCCTACAACACTCTTCGCAATTTTACCAGCGCGTGTTGCTCCTGTTTTATCTTTTTTTAAATATTCTTTTGCCGTTTTACCTGCTGGTTTAGTTACCATTTTAATTGCTTTAAGAACTTTACTAGCACCTGCACTCATTTTATTTACCACCTTTCATTGCTTTACCATAGCCACGGATAGCTGCGCCTACGCCACGAGGCTTACCAACTTTACCACCTCTTTTTTTAGAAGTAGTCTTAGCCTTTGAGCCTTTAGACATTTTTGCCATTTCTGATTTAGACATGCCTTCATATGGAGAACGTGCGTTTCCTTTTTCAACTTTAATTTTTTGACCAGCACTAATTTTGTTGTAGTCTGTTATTTCAGGATTCATTGCTTTTATTTGTGGAAGTGTCATGCCAGCAGCTTTAGCAATTTGAGAAAGTGTATCACCTTTTTGAATTGTGTATGTTCCTCTTATTACTTTTCCAGAACTGCTACCTTCTTGCGGAATTGGTCTTCCAATTGCTTCTCTAGCTTTTGCAACAAGATTCTTTTCTATATCAGACATTCCTCTTCTTGCTTCTGCTCTACTTACAGGTCCAGTAACTCTGCCTTGTAAGTTTCTACGCATAATATCAGTAGGAGATTGTCCTTCTTTAATATTTTTCATATAAGAAGGTGTTTGTTTATCAACAGCTTTAGCTACGGCTGTTTGTTGCTCATCTACTCTTTTTCTTCTTCCTGGCTCATTTAATGCCATAATACCAAAAGTAGCTGCTGGTAATGCTAAAGCACTAAGAAGCATTGAGCCTCCAGCGCTAGTAGCAAATCCTAGACCACGAGCAGCAGTAGCTAATGCTTTGCCTCTAATACCTTGTTGTGCTGCTTGTCTTGCAAGTTTTTGTGCGCCACGTTTAGCAATTTTTTCTTTTGCTGCTTTTGTTCTTTGTCTATTAATTTGTCCTTCAATTCTTTTAGCCTCTTTTTCCCAAGCTGCGTCTAATGCTTTTTGTGTTTCTGCCATTTTAGTTTCCTCCTGCTAGGGTATTATCGCCGCCAGCAGGCGATGCTGGTGCTTGCATATCATCTCTTCTAGTTCTACGTGCCTGATTACGAAGCCCTTCAATAGTACTTGCAAACTGTGATTCATAAACTGGCGTAATAGAATAGTTTTTCATAAAGTTACTTGCCTCAATCATTGAAGCATAGAATAGCGCATCATAACAAAAGTCCGTAAAGTAGTTTGTTTGTGTTGCACTGGTTAAAGTAGTGGGTCTTGCTGTATAAACAATTTTGCCAGAATAAGTGGCACTTGCAGTAGGAGCAAATAAAATTCTAGTGTTTGTCTGCCGTGCATAATATTTAGGCGTTCCTGTGCTTGCGCTAACAGGCCAGTAATCATTGATAAACTCATCAGTTCTTTGTAATAAATTAATTTTTGTACC